AGTAGCATATTTGTCCCTTCCTAGTATTTGGTTGGCATCTTGTTTGGCTTCTTTGAGCTTGCGATTGAGAATCGCTTGGGCTTGTGCTGCACCTCGATCAAAAGCATCTTTCACGCCTTCAATCTTGCTGACTTGCAAATCGCGTAGCTTTTGAATCGGGAATCGTTTTTTTCCGACTCGCTTGTAAATGTTGCGTCCTAGCTTTGGGATCTTAGGCCCGAAGGCACCTTCAAAGACCATCGCAGGAACACCGCGCACCATCTCGATCTCAACGCCCTCGACTGTTTGCCGAGCCTTGAACGCTCGCAAAGGCATCGTAAACGTGTCGTCGATCTTAAGCAATGATTCTTTTTCAAGTAGGTTGTCGATCAATGTTTCGTCAACGCAAAACGAGCGTAGTTCGTCTACCTTCTCGACTACCATTGCCGTTGCTATTTCACGCTGCGTCCTAGTCCTGATTTCGGTCGTCGCTTCGGTGTATCGCTTCTCGAATGCTTTCTCTAATCCGTCTGCGTAGTTCAAGACTCGCTCGGATGCTAGGAGTGCATTTTCTTCGTGTGCCACAATGTCGAATATCATCTTCGCTCCGTTGGATCGTCCTCTGATACTCGATAGGTGACAAGTAATTGAATGTTAGCACCGTCAACACCTCCATCGGAAGTGAAAACGATCTGAGGCCCAAAGTTGGCGTAAAGTGCATTCCCGTCGAAAGTGTGCCAACTGCTAGCCGGTTGACAGATGCACTTGCGAACGTCCGATGCAAACTGATTCAGTAGCGTATCGATCGCATCTTGATTTCTCTCCGATGGCATCAAGATCAGTCGGATATTGAATTGCTGAGTAAGAGCAACCGCCGGAGGATTGCCGGGACAGGATAATTCAGGGACAGGATTACTCACGCCCTGAGTTATGATGATCTGTCGATCCTTCGGAGTGTAATTAGCGAATCGCGTAGGTCGCTTGACCTCTTGGACATCGGTAGGGTATGTAGCCGAATCGTTGACCATAGCCGATAGCCTGGTCTCCAATTCTGCTGCAATTTCCTCGATGATCGCTAACGGCACTCTAGCACCAGCATCCCTTCATCATGCTCGACCAAGCGGACAATCGACCGCCTGTCGATCGGTTCTCCGACTCGCGGAGATAGACCGATCTGATCCCCGCCTAAGTCTAATTCATCGCTTGCAATGCCTTCGGCCTCATCGTTGGCAACGTGAATGGTGAATCGTGGAGTCACCAAATCCGATGCCTCTGGAAGTTGCAAAGAATCATCGCGCACAACCACCGCATCAATCTTGCGAGACCGACCGTTCCGCTTGTAGTAAACGATCGGCTCTGCAAAATCATCAGGGTTGGCGAATACCTTCTTGGCATCCTCTTTGATGAGGTCGTGAAGGCTCATCGCTTATCGCTTGCACTCGACCGAGACATAATCAACCGTCACGCTGTTGACGTTGGTCGATGCAGTCTTGCTGATCTGCACGAACGGTTGAAGCGATCCGGTTGCAGCCGCCATCGAGAAGGTCGTGGTCGAAGCAACTCGCTGGCCATCGATGTAAAACTTAACATCGCTCTTTCCGCCAGTGAAGTCGATCACGAATTCTTTGTAGGTCGCAACCAACGACACACCTGATGCCTTGTCGTCGTTGTCGGTCGTTCCGTCATCGCTTTCGCAAACAACAGCATTCGAGCCCGCAAGCTTGAATTGTGCGTTGTTGGCTGTAGCATCGGTATCGTCATTTCGAGCCGACTGCAAACCGAAAGCCAAGGTCGTTGCTGAGCTCAAGGTCGCAACAGTCTTGACGATGAAAACGGCTCGCTGAATGTTGTCGATGTCAAAGCAAAGCTTGTCACCGAAGTCGAGGCAAACATTCTGGATTTCGTTGGCATTGTCGAACGTCAACGCGATTTCGCCGGTAGCCGATGGGCTTACCGAAGCATAGGTTGGAGTGCCGCTGGACGAAGTGTCGGTAATCTTCCAATTGCCTTCACCAACCGTCGAAGTGTAGGTCTTGCCGCCGAAGAAGTCATCTTCAAAAATGGCGTGGTTAACAAATCCTGTCATTTCTTATTTTCCTTTTGTGTTGTGTTGTCGCTGTCAAAGAAAGCCCTGGCCATTGCCGACCAGGGCTGTGAGTCAATCAACCGGACTAGGTACGGTTGCCGAAGATACCTCGATGGTCGATCACTGCTGCGGCCATCGATTGCCGGACGTAGTAATGATAAGTGTCGTTGTCCTTGTTCCATTCGGACTCAAGCACAGGGGCTTCTTCGCCGTTAAGGAACGTGATTTCGACGGTATCCACTTGAGCATTGTCGGCGATCGCGTACCAGTTGGTGGCGCTGTTTGCATCGAGCAAAGCAGTTGCAACCACTTGAAGCGGTCGAACGCCGTTCACACCGTAGATGTTGACCACGCCCTCATTGCCGTTGGATTGTGCGTAGGATTGGCTGTTGACCAGTTCCAATGCAGTCGCTGCGTATGCTTGCGGGACAAGCAAGGTGCGAGGCGAAAGGTTCAGGTAAACATCGCTGTTGAGACCTTTTTGAAGGCTCATCAGTTTGAAAGCTTCGTTGAGAGTCGTCACGCTTGGAGCCGCAACCGAAGATGCCGTGATGTTGGTTCCGCTTGCGTGTGAAGCAGAGAACAAAGCCACTCCATCGGCCATCGTCGGGTTGGCAAGCAAAGCATCGTAGACGACCTTCTCTTGCGTCCGTCTGGCTGCGTTGCCGTGCATCGCCGGAATTCGGGAGATCGCATCGAGATCATCGTTAACAACAGTTTCCCAAGAGACCGAGAACTTCTTGCCGAACTTCTCAACCTTGTACGATCGCTTGGAATCGACTACTTGCCCCTCAGGGTATGGAGCCCCTTCGGGAACCATTTCGAGGTTTGGAGATTCGCCGAGTTGAATTCGGTTGATGTTCTTGAAGTCATCGACCGATTGAGCCTGACGAGCCCACAAAGACCAAGTGTAAGGGGCTTCTTCGTAAGCTGCCCTCAAGGTCTTGCTAGCTGCGTCAAGCAAAATGTTTTGGAAGCTTCCGGTCGTGTGGTAGGCTTCCATCGATCGACGAATGTTGAGCCGATTGAAAGCCTTATCTTGACCCATTGCCATTCGAGCAACGTCGGCTCGACTGTACTTCTCTGGGTTGATGCCCATGCGTCGAACGCACAATTCAGCAAGCCGATAGATTCCGAGATTCTTGAAATCTTCCGACCCTGCTACTTGCGGGGCTTGTCGCTTGACAGTCCCTTGGAAGCATCGCTGGATTAGGCCAGCCTTAGCTGCTGCTTCGAATTTGTCATGCTCCGACTCGGTAACGCGAACATCGCCTCCGACAGTCTGTCCGATTGGGGAATTGCTCATCTTTCGGATGATCCTTTCTTGAGCGTCTTGAACTGAACATCCTGATTCGACCAGTTCATCCACAAAGGCACGCTCGACCTTTGCTAGAGTCCCCGCCGAGATAATTGCCTTGCGTCGGTCGTCAACTGCTTTAAGTTGCCTTGCGACTTCTTCTTGTACTTTTTCGTCCATTCGCATTGCCTCATCTTCGGGCTTGTCATGCTCGGCTCGCACCGCTTCTTCGGATGGCTTATCGCCCTCCATCAATTCAACCTCAAGCGATGGCTTTTCCATGTGGTCTGCCATCCACTTGATGATTTCCGCCGCATCGGTCATCCCTTCTGGGAGACCAAGAGCTTTTAGTTGAGCCATCATTTGCTCATCCATGCCTGCCTGCCTTTCTTCTTGGTCGTATGACCGTCGAACCGTGGAATTTGGATCTGCGCCCGTTGCACAGATCGAAGCGTTGTGAGGTTCCCAAGCGGTTACAATTTCCGCTGGCCCCTCGATCACCTTGCCTTGTCGGGTGGTGTATTGTTGACCCTCTGCGACGTAGACCCTTGCAAGGATCTGAGCATCGATCGAGAAGTCGTTTAGATGGCCCTCGTTGTATCTTGTGGCCACAATTTGAGATTCTTCGTCGGAAGCAAACGACGCGTCACCAACGAGCGAACCGTCTTGAATCGAGATGTTTCGGATCGAGCCGAACACGTTGCGAACCGTCTTATCATTGTGAGAATCGACGATTGGCAGTTGATTCTTTCCGTTTCGGAATTGCACGCCATCCATCAGCAAGACTTGCCGGATCATTTGCCGACGCTCTTGATCGTAAATCTCGATCGGAGTCTCGGTTGCGATCACCGCTTTACCGTCTTTTGGTGCTTGAAACGCTCGCTGGATCTTTGGCACCGAAGCGATCCTTTCAACAGTGTCTCTTGATTCCATTTGTCGCTTTACCTTTCCGGCCCAAGCCTTACCCGCATCACCGCCCCAAAGAGCCCAAGCGATCCGACCCGCTGACGGAAAACCTTTTTGATCGGGCTTCCAACCTTCGCCCTGCTTGTCAACTTCGTGACGAGCAAAGTAGCTGACCATGCGTCCGATGGTATCAGGACTAATCTCTTTGCCGTTCGACAAGTCACGAGCCCTAGCAACGCCAACCGGAGTCCCGCCGCGATTATGCTCACGTCGCCACTCAAGGCCCTGCTTGGCTTCTTCTCGCACGCCCTCGGGAGGTGTAAAGTCGATGCCGTCGTACTTCGCCCTATCGATCTGTTCCGATGCGTACAGAGCCGCGATCTGATCGTTAGCATCGGACTCGCTTGCGTGGCATCCCATAAGCTGACGATCACCAGACTTGAACACGCCCCAAGGCTTAACGAT